AAGGCATCAAAAGAGGAAACACATCCCGCAGCACTTCAACATCAGCCTGACAATGCTTAACGACATAATTTATAGCGTCTTCATCACCTTCTCCTGCCTCTAACCATGTCGAAGGCAAGATATCAGTCTTTTGAGTTTTCAGCTCAAATGTCTTAGCGACACTATCTAGTCTGCTGCTATGCAGCTTGAGCATTCTAGAGAAATAAATGAGATCTAGATGCATCCTCTTCTCGACAGGTGCTAGCTCAGCAGCAATTAGTCTGCCATTGATGTACATGATATCATATTGCTTTGAATACCATCCACACCACATCCAACTATTTTCTAAGTAAGCCTTGATCGCAGCCACAAGCTTACTATCATCAGATTTCCTTCGGCATCTATACTTCTGATCGTCTATGCGGAGAGTAACAGGTTTGGCTTTAGGGTCGAGGATATCGAGGAAGCTACAACATATAATATGTCCGAAGCTACTTTTGAGGCCAGTGGCTTCAATGTCAAAGGCTGTAATGCGTGGCTCCATTTAATCCTTCAAGTCAAATTGAACTGTTTGTCTTGGTATAGCCGGTAAAGACGGCGTAGGGAAATATGGAATTGGGGTCATCAGACGATGGCGATGTACTTGAGACTTGAACCACCACGCATAGCGCGTGGGACCGCATTGGACAATCGTGATGATATAATTGTCCTTAAGCACATTTTGGGTATCAGACGGCGAGAGATAGCAGGAACTCCAGCGATCATCGACGTGGGTATGAAGGACGGCGACAATGTTTTTATACAGGTCACAACCATGTGATACAATTACGCGGGAAGGTGTAGATGTCTTGTGCGGCGGCATCCTGAAATCTACGAGATGGAGTGTCCTGCTCTCCATAATGCCTTCTATGCATAAATAATATTCTGTTTCAAATTGCTCATACATCAAGTTCAGGTTAATGAGCAGCCCAGTGTCGAAATTCAGCGTATCTCGTTGCTGGGCAGGCGACATGGAGGCAGTAGCGAATATTGCCAAAATTGCCAAAAACAAACGCATGAGTGCCTCCGTGAATAAAAATACAGCACTAGCACATAAAGCGCAACCCCTAGTACACTATAATGCCTTGAGGTGCAGGCGGCCCATCACCAGCCACGGTGAGGAAGAAGCTTGTATCGGCTAGAGATTCAAAACGTAGATTTGCAAGGGCCAAGAACAGTTCATATTCTCCAGGTGCTCGAAAGCCGAAGACTATGTCTTTGAAGTTATCACTGGTGGCATCAAAGATACCAAACCTCTTGGAAACAGCGCAGAGACCATCAAAGCAATTTAAATTCTTAGGATCTGTCCAAAAGACCGATACATTAAGATATTCTGCTCCAGTCCAAAAGATGTCGCCCACATAAACACTGTCTGTCCAGAAGACATCGTTGGATTCTATTTCTTTTATACACTGCGCTGCTGCTGTGGCATTAGGTGGACAAACCTTCAAACGGATTGCTTGAAATTCAGCTAAACTTTGAGGTGCTGTTGGCGCATCACCGCAAACTGATACTGTGAGCAGCATCAGCATGGGTATCATCAGCTTTGGGAATTTCATCATCTCCATCACCTTTACTTCTGGAAGCTATACAATGTTCATTATATATATTAATTAATCTTTCTAATTCATTCAAATCTACATCATTGTCGGTGTGTATAATGCTTTGTGCGATCTTGTCACATTCTGCTGAGCCTGGAAACAGGCGTGTATCTATCGCATAGGGATCTCCACATTGGCTGAGCACGAGCAACACACCAACTGCGGTGAATGCTAGGAAAGCATTCTTAGAAAGTCTCAAGTGTGGCACGGCTCCAACTGTCTTCTGAGGTACAGTAATAAATGTAGCTTGCGTCAGTGACAATTTCACCTGTATTGCCAGAGGCTGTGCCGCTGGCGGGTGTGAATGGAGTGGCAATTCTTATTGTGGAGCCGCTGACATGAATTCTATCCGTTGACAGAAAGCTGCTGACATCGCTATTTATCTGATCCAGATTCTGGCTTATAACGCTATAACGAGCATCAAACAGACCTGGAGTAGCTTCTGAAGGATCGGGGATTGCTGGAAGGCCTGTGAAGCTGCTAAGAGGCATCGTGATCGCCTAATCTATAAAGGTGTCCATTGAGTAAATTCTCAACCCTTTCAAGCCGCTTGTCCAAGCCTTTGACACGTTGATACAAAACGCCTGCACCAAATATGATAGCTATTGTGTTGCTGCCAATCAAAACCATGAGCGATGGTGTCATTAGGGCACTCCTTCCACAATGCTTTGCGCTGAGGTGATGTTGCTGCGACTGCGCAGCATGATATTTCTGTCAGTGGCCACACGCCAGTATGGGCCACCTTTGGCGGGAGATGCTACGGCGTGAATGAAATCTATCCCACCAGAACCATCTTGGAAAGCCTTCATTCCGTGGAAGAAGTAATCTGAGGTTGTGCTGCCACTCCAGGTCTGTGTGGAGCCACTAAGCAGTAAGAAGCCTTCGCTAGTGACTTCACTTGTGGTCAGGCTGGTTGTTTCACTTGTGCTCTCGCTGGGTAGTGTCTGTGCGAATGTCCAAGTATCGCCGCCAAATATTGATGTGCGCTCACTCAGGATATCGAAATGATGGAATGTCAGAGCGCTATCATTACTGTCGAAGACAGTAATAGCACTGAATGGCATAGCTAAAGTGCGAACACTATGCGTTACATCAGAGCCGCCAGTTGATGTCAAAGTGTCCAAGCTGCTTATTTTGACACTGAAGTTATTGAGCAAACCACGCACTGTAATGACGCTGCCGCAAAGCCATTGCTCGTCAAAGATGGTATCACTGAGTGCTGCAATCTCTGCATGATTACCTAAAGCTGGCGGTGTGGCATCGCTATGGGTCAACCTTGTTGTAAGGTTCACTTCAAGCTCAGTCATGAAGCTGACTTGATCCGCGAACATCTCTAGGTCATAGGTGCCATCACTGCTCTCACCGCTTAGGCGTATAGACCAGATCTCAGCTAAACCGATGCCTTCTCCAAGTACATCCGTGGCCACAAACTCATTAGTTCCACCCACACGCTTGGTAATGAAGATGTCATCTTGAGGTGCAGCCCTGATGATCATGTAGTAGGCTTCATCACCCTGAATTGATAAAGATGGATTACTAACGCCAACCCAGAACTGATCGCTGCTGGCGCCTAATTCTCTGATCTCGATATTGCTCTGTGCCACGAAGTCGTTAGGCACAGCACCGAAATCACTGAAGATATAATCTATTGGCTCTGCGCCACCACCACCTGCTATTTCTGTATTATTACTGCGCTGGCTCACATCCCAAGAGCCAGCTCCCAATGTCCAGCGACTGCCGGTGACATCGCTGGCGGCAGAGATGTCATTCCACATCTCACGATAGACTAAGCCAATGGTGTCCTGGCTCAGGGCGTTGACTGTGTCGCCGCTGACAGTCGTGGTGATGGATGTCTCGATTGAGGTGACTATAGATGTGGTGATGCTAACGACGAAAAACTGATTGGTGGTGGAGTCGCTGCCGTCCCAGGTTTGTGAAGAGCTTGTGTCACCAGATTCGAAGGTGTTGCCGCTACTGGTGACTTGACTCCAATGGGTCATCTACACTACATCAAAGGAGCGTTTGCTTCTTTGCCTGACATCCTTATAGCTATGACTAAACCTGATGCCGCTCTCGTCATGCTGGCGCTTGCCTTCATCCTCACGTAGCTGTTGGACGTAGTTGTTGTAACGGCTGGCGGCTATAATCTCGCCTTCTGGGTTCTCGGTGAAAGCATAGATTTCAGCTATGGTCTTATACAGGATTGCTTTGCGCCAGGGAGTGCTCAGCGAGGGCACATCCGTGAGCGCTAGCATATCTGTGATCTGGCTGTGATAGCGCAGCTGCAATGAGTAACCAGAGTCTGGTGAGGGATGGATTTCTAAGAAGTCATTAAAGAGTACATAGCGTTGAGGAGTGCCGTTGGGCTGGAAGCCTGTGTCATCTGCGCGTGAAGCGCTAATTCTTACTAGCGTCTTCCCACTGCCTTGATCACTGGTCAAGCGAGAGAGATTGATTATACTGTCATAATCTGCGGGCAGGTCAATGCGGTTCTCACCGCTAGTCGTTGAGCTGATCGCTATCTTCTCTGTGAGTTTGTGCTTGGTGATGTCTGCGACTTCTATGTAGCTCATGTTGACCATATAACTGACATCACTTTGGTCGATGTCATCTCTGCGACCTGCGAAGGCTGTTGAGAAGCTGAGAAGCTCAGATAAAGTGTAGCTTGGCATCTACTTAGCTATCCATCCGTTATCAGTCACACCACTTTCCTTTACATAGAAAGCTTCTGAGGCACCACCATCAGTTCTAATAAATAAGGCTCCAGTTACACCACTAACATTTTCTTCTGGAGTACCCGTGCCTACAGTGAGTTGAGCCCCGTTGACATTTATTCTATCAAAATGCCACATATTTTGATTGGTGACGGCAGAGCCTGAATTAGGACGACCCCAATACATCGAGCCTATATGACCACTTGGAATGAACTCAGGAATATTGGCAGTAGAACTCCAAGTACCACCAGACAATGAACGTATAGAACTTCCTATATCGCGTATGTGTCTCAGATTTACATGAGCACCAACAGTGGTCTGCGTAGTTTCTTGGTTGATTACATCAACTTGTTGAGATGCCCCAACGGATAAGGTTATGTTTTCAAGTATAAAGCCGCCTGGAATAATCCCTAATTGGTTTGCAGTAAGGGCAGATTCCAAAGTTACTAAAGCATTAGGATAAGCAAAGCTTCCATCACTTTCAATTCTGCCTGTAGCTATTCTGGCATCTAGGTTGTCACCAATACCTTCAAACAAAAACTGAATGAAGCCAGACATATCGGAATTGTTTTCGGTAGCATCGATGGTAAAATCTTCAAGTTGGAAAGTTCCACCTGTATTGGTCACATTGGCTTGAATTGCATAACCACCACCGCTGCCAAAGCGCAATCTGCGTAAATGAGCATTAATAGGTTTACCTAACCTTATAGCAGCCACAGAATGAACAGTTGACCAATCAACGAAGAAACATTCTTCTATCCAATCGCCATAATCTATAGCATTTCCATCAAAATCTGTCCCGGCCAATTCCAACCAAACAGAGGGTGTTTGTGTACCGGAGCTGCCCTCAAAACGTAATCCTGATATTTTGGCTGTGCCAGCATCTCTAGATATACATGGCTCTGTGGATTCTCCGCTCCAGAAGATCTCTGTAGCAAATGGGCCGTCGCCTAGAATATCATGATTCAACCAACTGAGATTAGAAGATATTACATAACGCCCAGCAGGGATATATACAGGCGGGCCATTTCTATTACTCGCGAACTTTAGATCATCAGCTGCATCAAAAGCGGCCTGGAAAGCTGCCGTGTCATCAGTCACTCCATCGCCTAAAGCGCCATGATCTGTCCTGACATTAACAACTGGGAAATCATCTGCTTTGAACATCCAGCTACGAAATACTCTAGAACCCATTTAATGTCTCCACCAAGGAATATTAAAAATCTCTATACGTTCACCCATGTGACGGCGATACTTCCTCATTCTATATAACCATTTGAGGTCTTTGATTCCAAATCTGGCAACAGCTTCTTCCGCACTGGAAGTCAGATTATCGGTGAAACCAAAGATATCATTAAGGAAGCGTGTGAGGATTTGATCTCGTTGTAAGGAGTCTGTAAAGGTGAAGCTATCTGAAAGAGATCTAATGAGATGTCTATTGTAGGTTAAATTGTCTGCAAAGGTGAATATGTCTTGCAACGTCCTATCGAGCTGGCGCGTGATCTCCAGGTTTTCACTGAATGTGAATGAATCCTGAAGGTCTCTTGTCAGCTCCTGGTCACGCTCAAGTTGATCTGAGAAAGTGAAAACATCTTGCAAGAGTCTCTGGTTCTCTGTTGATTGAGTAATCTGGTCAGCAAATGTGAAGACATCTTGAAGCAATCTTGTAAGCTCAACAGTCCTTGCAGCTGCCGCATCTAAATCGTCTACAAAGGTAAAACTATCTTGAAGATCTCGTGTGAGTTCGAGGTCTCTATCAATAGCATCACTAAAGGTGAATATATCACTAAGCAGGCGCGTGGCATCTTCTAAATCACGCGATAGGTTATCAGTGAATGTGAATATGTCTTGTAGAACTCTATCAAGTTCTGTGGTATGATCTAAGTTGTCCACGAAGATGAAAACATCACTTAGATCTCTAGTGTTTTCTACATCTCTATCTATAGCATCTGAAAATGTTAGACTATCTTGGAGTTCTCTAATAAGATGTCTGACACGATCAAGATTGTCTGCGAATGTGAAAGAGTCACTTAGGCTGCGTGTAAACTCTCCATCTCTGGAAAGATTGTCAGAGAACGTAAATGCATCGCTCAGATCTCGCGTGTTCTCTGCATCACGAGCTAGGCTGTCTGAAAACGTGAAGCTATCTTGAAGTTCGGCTGTGACAGTTTGTCCAACACCTGGTAATGTACCTATCCAAGGGCGTTTGCGCTGAAATCTTGGTGGGCGACGATATACAAAGGCCAAGGCTTAGAGTTCTTCTATGTAAAGCGTGCCTGCAATGCTGAGTGCAGAACCTGGCGCATCCACAAGCCTCACAACCATTGTGGTGTCGCCTTGATCTGCCTTGGGCCTGATCTCAGGTGTGGGCAGATATGCCCAACCTGTTCTGATATTAAAGGACTCTGTATGCAGCGTATTGGGGCTGCCACCTGTTGCCAACGTTGTGTTGTTGAATGTGACACCGCTGGAAGCGTCAGCTTCACTAGGATCTAACCCACTGAGCACACTTGATTGCCCGCCTGTGCCAACCGTAGAATGACCTCTGACTATGGCGATTCTCAGTAGCTCTTCGTTGGCATCGCCCACATCAGTCTTCTGCGCCACGAAGCAAGCATGAAACTTGATCGGTACATCATCCGCAGGTGAAATCTCTACAAGATCATTGACTGCGGCGATGTTTATGGTGTCAAAACTGGCCGAGTACATTCTTCCCATAATTACATCCTTAGCAATGTATTGCTGCCTATCTTCGATTTATAAACTAACGAAGCCCCTTCGCTGAAGCTAACTTTACTGAGATCTACGCCTTGATGCCAAACAGTATGCCCTAAGCCGGATCTGCTGATTTTGTAATTAATTGTGGTGTCACTAACCCAGCGACTGTGCATAATAGGTCTAGGAAAGCTCGTTCCTACTCCATCACAGCTGGCACTAAGAATGGCAAATCGCCTGCCAGCTTCAGTGAAGCGAATGGTGGAATAGGAGTTTTCGTGAAGTTCATCTGCACCACCTCCAGTATCGCCTAAGCTGAAGGTGCTGCTGAGATCGCTGCTATTTAGGCCACCATTGGTTGAATTATCCCACGTGCCGTAACTCCACTGAACAGCCGCGTTGGCATGACGATGCACAAAGACTTGGACATCTCTGTTATCTGTGTTGTCAGCGCCGCAGGCTACTCTATCTGTTGTTCCGCTAATTCCATCTGAAATGCCATTGCCGAGGGCAAATAAATCTCCATCCCAACCATCACCGATGCCATTATCGTCTTTCATGCCATAGGCAAGCACAAAAGACTCAGCTACAGTGACTATGCTATTTAGCGTTACATGGTCATATTCACTCACTGCGTCTGATTGGGCTCCACCAGCGGAGCCAGTTATATTCCCCGATTCAATTTGCCACTCACTTCCCCATTCAACCACATAGACAGAGAAAGTAGCCCCACTGGTGCCACCTCCAGTTAGGTCACGATCTATGAGAATTGTATCAGTGCCGCTGGGTCTAACCTTTCCCCAAACTGTAGGATAATGGCCAGCGTTGCTAGCTTGAGTCTCTGAGCCGCCACCTAATTTTCCTCCGTATGTACCTACTTGGCTAATATCACTCCAAGCAGTCGAAACTACTTTGGTGGTGGTTGTGCTTGATGTTATAAACTCTACAACAGATATATCCCTAAGTGTAAAACCAGTAGTGGCTTGATCGCCCAAACATTCGATGACATCAACAGTTCCCTTCCATGTATTGGCGGATGATGTTCTTCTTAGGATTATTTCGTCGCTGGCATCGCTAACGCCTAAATCACCCGAGCCAAAGCCATCATGAGTGACGCGAATATAACTTTGATTGGGACCCTTATTGCCAGTGCTGAGTTCATCACCAGCACCACCCATCTGAATAATAAGGAAATAATCTGGCGCTAAATCTTGACGCAGTTGAAGAGCGTTGGTTGAGTCACTAAAGGTTGTGGGATGTCTGTATTCGTAGCTAGTTACACGAAATGTATCTGGCATTTACATCTCCCATAAAAGCTTAATAGAAGATGCCCCAATCAATTGTTAGCGTGTCTCCACTATCCAACACAGCGACAGGTGAAAGCAATGTAATCACAAAGTGAGTATCCAACGAGATTGATGCCTCGAAGCTCGTCAATGTTGAATTCTGCGCTGCTTTAGCAACTGTGACAGTTGAGCCACCTGTGTAGTTCCAGCTAGCATTCAGAGTATAGCTTGAGGCGTCAGCTGTGTGTGAGAATGTGCCTGTCTGACGCGACAGGCCATCAGCAGTCAACTCAGCTGGAATACTATCTTGTGATGCAGCGGGTGCGACTGTGTCTTCAGTTATGGCAAGCTGAATAGGAGAACTTCCCACGCCGCTTCCATTGAAACGATTGCCCATGATCTGGGCTTGATGATTGATACCAGTGTTGGTACGCAGGTTCTCATTGATGCTGGAGACTTCCCATTCACCTGTCGTGGCTCGTTGAATGCGGGCTATTATTTTATTGTGATTCATATGCAGGACCACCAAACTTTAATTGTTCTGCCGCCAATCTCACGCTTAGCTAAGATGTGCTCGGGCATTGTGATAGGATGTGCATCGCCAAAGTCGAACTCAAACTCCTGTTGTGGCGTGCTCGTCTGGCCTGGCACTACCAGCGTAGCGGGTTTCCCTTTGACAGGATACCAAGCACCCCTCGGAGCAGGCTCCGTAGCTTTGAATACATCGTAGGCCATAAGCCTGCCCGCTGTGTCGTAGACTTCAACGGCTGCGGTTCCCGGTTGAACGATATATTTGGCGACCTTAGGACTTGGACCGTTGACTGCGGCGGTGAGTCCTTCTCTGAAGTCGAAGACGTCAGCAGTACCAGGCTTGCGCTTGGGCTTTCTCGGTTCCTTCGGTACTTGGGCTCGCGGGATCTTCGGGATCTTTGTTCTCTTCCCATGACCAAAAAGTTCTTTTAAAATGCTCATCTATATAACACGTGAATGTCTATGTCCATACTAGAGCTAGAGGCTCTGTTCTCACGGAGAAGCCTTGCCCACGCATAGCCTAGAGGTGGATCAAAGGTTGAAGTTAAGCTGTTGACACCGAACAGGCTTGAATCACCAAAGGCTGTCCAATCACTCCATGACGCGTCAGCGGGGTTAGCACTAGCAGCTACACCATCAAAATCATTGCTGATTTGGTAAGTAAAGATTGACGTAGTACCACTTGTGGTTCTCCATGAAACTGTGACATCAAACGCATAACGTGTATCTATGACGCTTGATGTACTGTCGCTTTCTACTTGCCCAGTGAATGGGCGATAGAATCTATCGTATGCTCTGGTCATAAGGCATCGCCTCCTTTTAGGCTATGCCTTTAAAAGTCAATTGCAGTAACGCGCCAGTTCAATACAGCAGCGTTGATAGCAGCACCCGTCGTGTTGCTGAAGCCGATCTCTACAACGCCTGCACTTAGACCATAAGCTACATAATTGAGGCGCAGATACTCAGCGCTCCAGAGAGAACTTATGGGATGTGCTATCACGCAACTGTCAGCCTGAACACCTTGCAGGGCAACAGTCAATGTTGAAGAGCTGCCCGCAGCCATGTTGGCCGGATCAACACTAACAACACTTGAGTGTATGCCGACAATACCAGTGCCCAACGTGCCCACACTAAAGATAGCTGTGCCACTGCGGCTTCGTGGAGTGCCACCAGGCCTCGCTGGATCAATGCCTACACTTAGCGCACTATGGGTTGTTAAATCAAAATCAACAGGCATTTAAGTTTCTCCTGCCTTAAAGTTGTGACTCCCTATGAGCCTGGTTAGCTGATCGCTGGTTAAGCTTCATAGGGAGTCTGAGTGTTACACGCCAGTCGTGCCGTATGTACCGCGCCACTCACCGAATCCAGTGGCATAGCCCTGACGAACTTTGCGCTTGATTATATCAGTATCAAAGTCTACCTCTGAGCCACTCTCTGGTCTAAATCTCCAGAGATAGTTCATATCGTGATTGTCACCGATAAGGAACCAAGCAGTGGTTGAAGTGAGGTAGTCTACGACTTTGAAGCTGAGTCCAAAGCGCGTGACGGCGTTGAGGTCGTTGTTAGCAGTGCCCGGCTTTAAGTTGCTGTTGAGCAACTCATCCGCTACCATCATGTCTTCAGGCGCCACAATTAGGAGCTTTGGATTAGCCTGGAAAGGCCTACCACGCTCATTGACCCAATTGCGGAACTGAATGATGGCATCGTGCAAGACGCTCAAACTGAGTGCAGCGTCTGTTGCGGGCCTATTGGCCTGGTTTGCGCCTCCATCCAAGCGCGTATGCGCAGTGGAGAAGAGTGATAGGCCGTCGAAGCCGGTGTTATTGGTTGTGGCAAAGCCGTTATTCAGAAGATCCCAAGCTTGAATCTCTTGGTTGTCTCTGACGGCAGACATAAGATCGCGCTCAAAGCGCTCTGCCTGCCCATAAAGCTCGTCCCTAACCATGCGATCTGTAATGCGGTAGCCACTTGCAAATACACGATAAGTGTATTCGCGAGTGATAGGCGTCAGCGGATCTTGGAAGATTATGCTTTCGCCTTCGGCTTGCTCGTTTAGAGCACCGAACCCGCCCATCTTGGCATCTGTCTCTGTGGCCTTAGCCATATCGCCAATGTTGAACACATCAACGAACTGGAGTTCTCTTGGCGGCCAAGACTCGTGCCAGATGTTGCGGAGACCGGGCTCAAGCAGCAGCAAGAATTGGGTTGCTGTAATAGTCATTGCCTAGTCTCCTATTCCCATTCGCCTTCACCACCAGCGACCAACGGCTGAACGAGCACAAACGACTCATTGGAGTGGACCGGAGTCAGCTCCTGAGTATCTCGTACAATCACGACGCGGGATGAAAGCTGGGAGGTCGTCACCATGTAGATGGCAGAGGTCAACTCGAAATCGAACTCTTCACCTGGGGTGACTGTAGAGCCTGCGGTAACGCGGGACCAGAAAACGGTTCCTGATTGCCACACTAGATATGGAACTCTGTCGCGGTAGCTCTCAGTTGAAGCACTGAGTGCAACACCAGCAATCTCCTGCCCGGCGGCAAAGAGAATGTTGGAGCCACTGAGAGATGACGCAGAGGTGAGCATCAGGGGATCGCCGCGTGAAAATGCTGACGCGGGAACCGCGTTTCTTACCTCGTAGGCACCGTAGGCATAGCTTAACCCAAAGGGATAGCTCATACCCTCTCCTAGTAAATGTTTACTGTTCGTTATTTATTCACTGTTCAGTAAATGACGAACATATAGTGAATAACGAACATCTCTTGGTGCCTGCGGCCTACGCGGGCTTTAGCAATAAAGACTATTTATCGCTGGGGGAAAAAATAGCAGTTGTGTTATTTTTTACCAAACTTGGTCAAACGCATCAGCGCCATGACTCAGATAAACCTGCTCTTCTTCTTCTACTTCGCCTTCGATTGTATCCTGTGCAGGGACGTCGTGAATAGCCTTTTTGTAGGCTTCCTCGTCTGCTAGATTTTTAGCAGCACGCTCTCCTGATGTCCAGCCCAAGATCAAGTCGTCTTTGCGTATGTGGTCTTGAGGGTCTATATGACCCGCAGGAGGCAGATCATAGCCGTGTTCTTCGAGCTTAGCACAACCGCCTTCGGCACATTCTAAAGGCTCATAACCCAGACGCTTCCACTTGATTATGTCACGATAGTCATGACTGTCGTTAGCCATGCGCATCCACTGGAGCCGAATTGGCAGCGGCACAGGCTTCTTGCCCTCACGCTTCAGGATCTCGTTGTGATGGCGGGCATCGCTATAGCCAGGGACATAGCTTGAGTCCCAGCCGCCTAGAGGTGGCTCAGCCATATGACTACGTAACCTCTCAGGGTTCTTGGCGAACTTCTGGGCTTCTGACTTCTGTTGTTGCGAGAAAACTAGGGGCTTACGTTTCTTTTTAGCCACTGGATTTTACACCTTTATCAAGGTCATAGCTTACATACTTATTGGGACCATCGCGGACAATTTGATGATTTTGCATCATCTCTACATATTTCTTCATGCTGATATTGGAGTCTGCACAGCGTCTGCGAGCCATATCATTGGTAATGCCGTGTTCTTTAAAGATCGCTTGCCATGCTTCTGGGATCTCTTGAGACTCATCTACTCCATCGCCCATAACTGAGCTTTCTCCTATACCTTCTGTGACGGGCATATTGTTGAGCATTTGCTTAGCACGCTCTTCAGCGATCTCATCTATGTGTCGCGCCCTCACACGCTCTATGGCTTCTTGGATATCTGTGGCTGAGACTATACGATTCTGACGTTGCTCATCAACAATCTCTTTGATCTCTTTGCCCCATTTCTCAAAAACTTGGGGATGGCGCAGCTCAGCATTGGACAGAAGATTGTCTACGTTAGTGCTGTAGAGCTGCATTGCGGCAGTTTCTAAGTTGCCGAAGCGTTGATCTACATTGCTCTTTAGATACTTGAGACTGCGGCCTTCCAGAAGATCATCATCGCCAATGCTCGCTAGAGGATCATCAGCGACTGGCTGAGGCCTTGGCGCAGGCTCAGCTACTGTGGGCTGAGGTTGAGCAGCAAGAGCAGCTTGCACAGCACTAGCAGCAGACTCCTTCATCATCTCTGCTATATCGTCTTTACTCAGTGTCACCGTTGGTTCGATTGAACCAGGGTCCTCCGAAGGCTCCAAGTCCTGTGCGGGTTCTGTCTGTGGATCGTTCAGGTTCTCTGGATCTGGCATAAGTATCAGCTTCTTTGGCTTGGGCTAGAATGCGAGGGATGAGAGTTGCAACTTCTCTAATGGCTTGGATGTAGCCTTGACGGCGATAGAAGAAGTTGTCATCAGAGTATAATAATGATTCACCATTGTATTCTGCAAAGTCACGCAATAGGTGTATAAATATACCAAATTCTGGCATATCATGCAAGTCTTTGAGGTGCTCAAGTTGTTGAGCACTCAGGCCGAAGGGATATGGTGTGGTGGGTTTGTCTTGGCGCCACTTAAATATCTTCAATTGGACTCACATCAATAGACTGAATAAATCTGAGTGAAACAATCTTAAGCAACTCATCATTCAAGTTAAACACAAAACTATCTCCGCTACGATAGGTTTTGGTCGCTTCAATCGTTTCAGCATACCTCAGCGCCTGTCCTGCACCGTTGGGAATTACATAACGAATCGTATATTTTTTCATTTTATTGTCCTATGCCTATCAGCGCCCCAAGCTGGTCAGCGCCAAGCGGCTGAGGCCCTCCGGGGCCGCCGAGATTGGATTGAGGCACCTCACCGGGAGCGCCGGGCTGGGCTCCTCCTTGCTGGCCAGCCGCCGGTGGCAGATAGCGCTCCGGGTTCTGGATGTCGAAGGCTTCGAGCAAACGCATCAACACTTCTCTGCCTCCGTTAAATGTTGAGACTGCTGTCTGTGCCGCTAACTGTTGATCGCCCATAAGCTGAGCGGCTTGGTTCATCTGAGGATAGGCTTGAGCGAGAAACTGTGCTAGGCCAATCAGCGATTGTTTTTCAACTTCCTTGTTGACCTGGCCGCTAGTCGCAGTCATCTCGAAGCCTAAGCCGTCCTCTAGGACAACCATAGGCTCATCCAGAGCGGAGATTACTTTAGCGGCATCTTCCTCACCTAGCTTCTCACGAGCTAGAGCTGCCCATTTGCTGTCGCCACCTTGATGGCGCTGAGCAATCATCTGGAACACACGTTTGCCTATATTTGCCAATGCCCCTGCGCGCATGTTGCCCATGATCATGTCGAATTTCTTGTTGCCTTCCCTGAGCAAGCTCAACACGCTAGTGGCTGGAGTGCGGCTGGGTAAGCCGCTTATGTCGCCCTGGCGCAGCTCGCTCACGCTAGTGCGTTGTTCGCCCATAGTGATAATTTCCCGCAATACTTGGAAGAGGCTAGGATAGACCTCTCCCATTTTGATCTCTTGGATTTTCTCACCTGGGCCTAGAGGCCAACCCTTGCCTGGATATATAGGCTCGTCAGGCCTGATCATGGCACCTTGTGGGAAGCCAAACATACGAGTGTTCGCCAACAGGACATTATCTATTTGAGCATTGAGAATCTTGCTCCCCACAGCCTGCATCATCTCATCCATCGAGGCGATACCTTTGCCTAACAATGAGAAGGTCTTTATGTATTGCTCAACCTCGTAAAGCCTCTTGCCGTGCATCCAGGGATTGTGGATGGCTCTGAGAATGACACCCATCTTTTGATACCACACAACGATGACATCTTCGTCTATGCCATCACCATCGACATCCCAGCGACACTCAATCTCGAACAGTTCAATCTTGCGATCAAAGCTGGGCCTAAGCTCATCAATGTCTCTTGTCTTGCCTTCAACAATCTCTTCTTCTTCGCTCTCACGGGTGAGAACGGTCTTGGTTATGGCAGAGTCGTAGTTGGGCAGGAAGGGCTCTTGGCCTTTAGCGCGAGCCCTAAGCTGATTCTCAGTAAGCTTGATGCGATGGCCAACCCAACGTGCTGGTGCGACGGGAGCGTCTGGATCTATATCCCATGCGTTGGCTGGCCAGATGAAGTCGCCCAGTGGCAGGTGCTGGACTGTGGGCTGGTTTATGATGACGGTCTCTGTGATAACGTTGAGGTTTTCGTCGTACTTCTTCTGTTTCCTTCTCTCGAACAACCAAGTTGGATGCCACGCAGCAGTTCCTAACAAGATTAAGTCTGGGAAAGCGCGTTGATTTACTCTGCGCATCTTTAGGAAGAGTTGGTCGATGACCGTGAGATACTCTGTGATAGCATTGACGCTATCCGTGAACTGACCAGATAGATCAATAGCGGTCCAGATATTGCGAGGAGCATGAATACTTTGGATGAATTGAGCAAGAACCGGCTCAAAATGCATAGCGGTAAGAGGAAGTTCTTCATTGCTCGCACCAGGGAAGGGAAAGTCTGCGGCAGCGCGTCTAGGAGCATCATATTGCTCCATCCAATCGGCCCATTTACGCTCTACACCTTGGCGGTCAGCTAGAGCGTTGTGTAGCTCTTGAGCAAACCATTGCTCAAATGCGGCCTTGCGCCCTTTGCCCCAGCTAACGCTTTGCGGCATATTCTTTGAGCCAGAATTTCTTTGAGGCTCTTCGCATTTCTTTTAACGGCGGCTTCTTAGGAGGAAGACCATTTAATACTAACGAGATGGCTTCAGCTAAAATCACAACAGCACCCAAATAGCCAACCGCAATCCAAAACCAGATCATGGCACAAAGGGCTTCCCACGATGATGCTCAGTAGAGTCTTTCATCTCTGCGATCATCTTCTGGTTCAGGCTGCCACTGCCTGTGGGCCATGCAGCTTCTTGAATCTCTAGCGTGAAGCCAGGAGACTTCTTGATCTTCTTCTTCTTCTCGCGGATCTTGCGGCCCTTGAAGAGCGCTATACCTGCGGCAGCCCGTGACGCTAAGGGTGCACCACGATTGAAGAGAAGCTTCTTAGCGGCACTGGTACGTTGACCTGTAGAGGCTTCTGCGCCCTTGAGGATGCTGGTGCCTGCCGTGCTGACGTCTCCACGTACACCTTTGTCTTGTGGAATCTTCTTCGTGTGGCCAGCCATTATGGGATTCGCTTAAAGTCAGTGTCAACATCTGCGGGGATGCCACCAGGAATGCTGGAATTCTGAAGCGATGGTCCTTCGCCCTCACCTGAGATCATAACCTGTTTGCGCGGAGCACCGTCTGGGCCATGATGCACTCCGAACTCTCTGACATCGCCAGGAGGACCACCTGAGACAGTCTCAGGAGACTCATCTGCCGCAACGTCTGAAGGCGAGTTAAGCACGCTAGGCAGATCAGTCGCGCTAGTGAATTTGAAGTAATGCTGAGGCATTTAGTAGCTCTTGCCTTTCTTTTTGGGTTTCATTTCTTTCTCTTATGCCCACTCTTGTGTTTACTCTTGCCTACCCTAACAGCGCCACTCTTCAGCTCTCTTTTCAATTTAGACTTTTGTGAGGCACTGAGTGGCGATCCGCTGGAGAGCAAAAGCCCGACTTGCTTCTTGGATTTGGTCTTCGCCATCTATCCAAGCAATTTCTTGAAAAATTCTACAATCTTGTAGACACCGCCTGCGGCTACGAAGCCAGACAAAGCTACATAAACAGCCAAAAGGCCTAACATGTATAGGCCGCCTGCGATCTCTAGCCCAACAAGCTCAAGAACATTGTTGAGGAAGAGTGCTACAGTACCTCCAGCCGTCAATAAGTAGAAGGCTGTAGTGAATGAAGTGGGTTTCATGAAGATCTCCATTTAAATGGTTTTTGCATGCCCACAAAAGCTACTGTTTTTGATATTGCTTCTCCAAACTCTTCTTGGTGTCAACCAGAGAATTGCCAATGCGTGTTGTGGCTTCTTCAAAGAGGCTGCGCGTAATCCACTCTTGAGCCTTATTGCCATTGATGAATTGATTCACATAATCCCAGAGGCGCCAATTGAAGGGATGGCTTAGCTCGTGAACTACAAGCTCCTCCAGATCTGGCTTCAGATTAATGATCTTGGGCACATTGAAGTGAAGCGTAGCTTCTAGATAGTCTGTGTCACAGTCGCATGTTGCTAAGGCATCCTTCTCATCGAACTTCACTGTGAACTTCCAGTCCCTCAGATTGAGCCTTGGAAGCCACTCAGTGACTATCGCGTCTATCTCTTCCTCGACGCGGCGATGAATATCTATGTCCGGCTGACCACTTCTTGATTTTTTCGAGGGCTGCGTCATCTATGTTCTTTCTGCTATCAGCTTGAGGAGCTGATCCTATTGTTCTGCCCCATTCATCTGTGAGCATGGAGCAAGCGTCGAGAATGTCATCCCAACGGCCACGAGAGAAACTGCGATATTCGCGTAGAAAATCTATCTGTCTGGTGTTGTAGTAAATGTTGCCCTGACGAAAGAATGGCTCTAGGCCACGAATGCGTACTTCTTTGGTTTTTTCTGAATGAGATTTTACTTCGATGACTGGCAAGCGATCATGCTGCAAGATTTGGAAAAGCGCCTTTTGATAAGCGATGCTCTCAATGTAGATCCTGCGGCATTTATATCTATTGTGAAGCTCTTTGATTATCTTGCAAAGATCATGTACACCGCGCCTTTCAGCAAGAGCTTCGAGAAGAATATGGTGAACGCCATCAAGAGTACCGCTAACCACAATACCACTGCGGTCAGCTTTAATGCTTTGGCTAATTGCTGGATCGACAGACATGACAGTATCCATCTCATGAACCATGACATAGCGCATTTCTCCTTTTTGATCGCGATAGCGCAAACGCTTTCCTGGTGAGTCCCAATCATAAGTTCTGAGCCAGCCATCTTTGAAATCCCTGACTACTTCGCTGCTAGGCTCAAGCATGAGATTGGCTGCATAGAGCTGAATGTCGTTCTTCTGCATCTGCTCGATGCGATGCCAGGGCCATTTCTCAGGAAACGTTAGTTTACCATCGACAACGACAGGCCTGCGATAGGTGGCTAGATCGCCCTGAACTGTTAGTTCTATGTGTTGGGTTTCTCCTGAAGGTAGCTTGATGATCCAAACAAATGTTTGCACCTTCTCGTCATGGCCCCACAACTCTTCAGCATATTCGTAGCAATCTCCTTCCCACCAGGGAGTGCCTATAATCGTTATAGGTGTGTTTGGGCCGTCGCATAGCGGCTCTAGGCGATTCATCCAGCGCTTGATTTTCTCGATCTCGCTAAAGCTTCCGGTTCTTGCGTTCTCTGCGGCTTCGTTGGACATGATGTCGTCGAGGATCCATTCCGCCATGTGGTAGCCTGTAATCGACCTATCAACCCCAGCAGCAAGGATGGTTGGTTCTTTACGATGACTGGTTCTGTTGACGTTGATGGAGTCTGCGCTCCAGAGGGTATCGTGAAAGTTCTCTGGGACAATCTCAGGGAATAATTGCTTGATGAGGTCATTTTGCTCAAATACCGCTTTTATTTCTCCAAGAAAGCCCTTCGCGAGGAGGAGAGTCTCGTTAGCAATTCCGACTCTATGGTTAGGGTCTTTGAGTATGTTTTGCAGGGTCCTAGCTTTTGTAATGGTTGTTGACTTGCCGTACTCTCTTGGAACGAGTATTCTCTGGACTCGCGCAGAATCCACTTCAGGGATTCCTGTACGTCTTTGGGCAAAGAGGAGCAACGCAAGATGCGTTTCATGTCGCATCGGGATAGGGCCATGACCTAATACCTTCTCGTTAAGCCACCATAGATCATTTTGCGCCAGCTCACGCAAATGATGCCAGGTCTCATCGCCTTTATGGAAGGAGAGCTGTGGTTGTGCTTTCGCTGACAAGTGTATATTCCGCTTCAACTATGGGTGTAGCTAACATGTCTTCACGAGCTATATTGATTATGATCTGAGGTGTCATACGCTGATCATCTCTAATCTTCTTAGGCCCAAGATCTGCATAATCTAACAGGGTCTTGCCTATCTTGTGCGCAGTAGCGAAATCGCCTTTGCTTTTGGCGCCCTCATACAAAACGAATTGATCCAATGCCAAACCGAGGCCCTCAGATTGCAACACAAGCCTTGTAACTTCATTGGGATCTTCTGTTATCTTCTCAATCTTCTCTCCCCATTCTTTGCCAGCGATGGAGCGTTTATGCCGCTCATAACGACTCAGATTTACATCAAAGTGTTCAGCTGTCTTTTTATTTGTCTTATCGTAGAGCTTTTGATAGGCTATAGCTGCTCTGCTCCATGCTTGCAATTGGGTGTATTTGGGATGAAGCGAGACAGAATAGTCACTACGTAGTTTCTGTAGCCATTCAGGTTTGTTACGATCTTCATCTCGCCAACCAGTGCTACGTGAACTTGCCATTAAACGGCTTCAGATATGACAATATTACCATTGTAACCAACCAATGCCCATGCTCCATCCTTTATGAAATACTCGGAGAGTATGGCTATTTCTATTGGAAAACTGCCCAAAAGTTTATTGGCTGTTGCTTCATCGCTTTCCGATATAATCAAAGTTATAACAATATCTTGTGAATCTGACAGTATTTCCCTTGCCTGTTTAAGTCCCGACAAAGATAAAGAAGTTGGAATAGGCAATCTTTTAACTGTCATTGAAATTTCCCGTTGAGCCAAGCCTGATGATGAGATAGCGCAGAAGCGCTGCCAGTTTCTTTCGAGTAGGACATGAGCCAACTCAGACGAGAAACATTTCCCGGCCTTGTGCCAAAGATCTTGGGATTGTTGACTTTTCCTTCGAGGCCCCCGCCGCACATCGGTGTCGAGGAGCGGTGGGATAGGAAGGTCCGATGACATTGGGGGCACTCGAAAAGATTGATAGGCGAAGAGCTGGCAATGCTTTCACAAGCTTGTTCGGGATGTGGATAATATGCTTTACATCTCGCATATTCAGTATACCAATCTAGGTTATTGCTGCTCATTCGTGCTAAGAATATAGCATAATTATGAGATCTATGCAAGGTTGCTACTAGTCTTGCATTTTGCTAGATTGTGGCATGGAAGCACCAATCCAACCCGTTAGGGAAACTTTAGAAAAACATCTACCGAATTTCGATCATGCCGCCATAGAAGCTATGCTTGGCACAGTTGTGGCAAATTGGGATAGTGGGCCGAGTGTGTGGTTGGAATTGATTGCGCCTAGCAGCATGGGCAAGACGGCGATTCTAATGCCATTGGAAGGAATTCGTGGCGCAGTCATTTTGTCCAAGCTCACGTCTAAAACGCTTTTAAGCGGCGCAAAGATTGCAGGCGGCAAAGATCCGTCACTGCTAGCCCAGCTTGGGCCAAGGCCGTTCATAGTCATCAAGGAGCTGTCACAGCTTTTGACTGGTGACCCACACACTCGTGCTGAGATCTTTGCACAGTTCAGAGAAGTGGGCGATGGCATGATTGAACGCAGTTGGGGTACAGGAGTCACACGGATATGGCGTGGCAAGGCTACACTGCTCGTGGGCATTACACCGGCAGTAGATCTTTATAGCACCTTTGATGCCCATCTAGGTGAGCGTTTTCTGAAACTGCGCTTTGATAGCATCATAGATCCAGAGGAATTGGCACTGAGTGCATGGGATCGCGTGGGGGATGAAGATGACATGAACACAGCGCTCAATGCGGCCTATCAGATTGCTATCAATGGTGGCATACTCAATCTGGCCAACGTTGAGTTGAGCCGCAGCACGATAAAGAAGATCGCCGCAATAGCCAGTTTGACTGCTGCAATGCGCACACCCGTGACACGTGACAGATATCGCAGGGATGAGGTGCAGTTGCCGCCTACACCTGAAGGCACACCTAGGATAATGAAGGCCTTAGGACTGTTGGCTAAGGGTCTCGCTGCGTTGCATGGGACGACAGATTTGGAAGACTTAAGCGTATTGCACCGCGTGGCGTTTGATTGTATGCCTGAGCCCCGTAGGAGTGTGTTTAAGAAGGTTGTAGCAGCGACTGAGCCTCTATTTCGTAAGGAAATGAACGGTATTGTATCAGGATCAAATGTTTATCGCGTGGTTAAAGATCTGTCTTTGCTTGGGGTTGTGACTCTGACAGAATCTAAACCCGATGGAAAGGGCAGACCACCCGACTTAGTGAGTCTAAGTGACACAGCTAGGGGTTGGCTGTCCAGAGCTGGATATCAATGATTATAAGGGCTTTCGATTTTTTATCCACAAATGTAGTATATAGGAGTTTATTATTATATAAGGGTGTGTATGGGTACTGCATCGTGTGAGAATAAATCGAAAGCGGCGGTGTAGAGCCAAAATGTTTATTTTGCGGATAGGAGGTGGTGTCATATGGTTAGCACACGGGATTGTGGCTCCCGAGGATCGAGTTCGAGTCTCGGCCTCCTGATCTGGGGCTGTGGGAGAATGGTTAGTCCACCAGTTTGTCAGACTGGGGAATGCGGGTTCGAGTCCCGTCAGCCCCGCTTACTTAACCCCTCCCCTCTCCACCCCAGCGTGAATGTGAGGTAGATTACAATGAAGAAAACACCCATTACCCAGGAACATTTATCAACAGCGCAAAAGATTATCAGTTTTGTGCAGGGACTGGGTTGGGATATCGAGAGAATGGAAATATGTCGTTGGGATGATAGAGATCCAGATGATCAGAGTTGGAAAGCAGCTCATATGCATTGGTCGTTACTTTTATCATGTTCTCCAAAACCCGAAGAAGATAAAGATAAGAAAGAAGCATGGAAAGATGCATAAAATCATATTCATGGCTCTGCTAATGACGCTGACAGCATGCCCTAGTGTCTGGCAACCTGACAGACCTGCTACTTGGAAGGTCAGTTGCGAGCCAAGACCTAAGAGTTGGCTACTATATAACTTCAAAGATGCCCAGAAGGTCTATATACGCCTAAGCAAGATAGGCCGTAAGTGTGAGATCTATCATTTTGATAGCATTGTCGATCCTTTGAGTGGTGAGGAGAGGGAGGTAGAAGCTGATTATGGGCTTTAGCGCTGTAAAACGGAAATATATGATGTATAGCTTTGGAATTGAAGCATGGCGACTTCACAATGATAGTTGGGTATGGAAAATAATTGGAGCCAAGGCACCGTTTAATGAATTATTTGGGGTGCATAAAGATGATAACAAGATATATAATGCATTAGAGGCAGAAGCTGAGAAGCTTGAGAAGGAGATTGAGGCGAAGCATGGCTAAAAAAGGCAACCTAATCATCTATGTGAAGACGAAACATTGCGAATTCTACGATTATGCAGACCCCAGACCCGAAGTAGGCAGGGAAGAACGCATCATTCACGACATAGAGAGTATGACCTGGGTAGTAGTGCCTGACTTTGACACCTTCAAAGATGAAGTTGAAGTGGGTTGGGAAGAAGATTAAGCACGATCTGAATACTATCCTTGATAAAATGACCTTTAGAATCTTCCAGAGAAATTTTTAGAGTCTAAGCTCACCTTTAG